AAGTGAAAGTCTTTACATCGGTTCAGCGAAAAATATCAAACTTCGCTGGCAAGATCATAAGAAAACGCTTCGCGGTAATCGCCATCATTCAGCGTATTTGCAAAACGCTTGGAATAAACATGGCGAAGAAAGTTTTATTTTTGAAGTTCTTTTAATTTGCAAAGTTGAAAACCTTTTGACTTACGAACAAAAGGCAATTGATACTTACAAACCTGCGTACAACATGAGAAAAACTGCGCATAATCAAACTGGCTTTAAACATAGCGAAGAATCAAAAGTTAAAATGAGCAAGGCGCGTGAAGGTGCAATTTTCACTGAAGAAACTCGACGTAAGATTAGTCAAGCCAATAAGGGCAAAACTCACACTGAAGAGTCTCGGCGTAAAATGAGCAGCGTTTCGAATAAAGTTTTGAAGGCTAAAGCAGCAAATGCGCGTTGGAACAGGAAACGCGCCGAAGAGAATGCAATCTTAAGGAGTTTTGGATATGAATGTTAATCAACTAAAACCTGCGGGACAATTGACGCAACGTTTCGGCGTAAAATCGATTCTTTACGGACAGCCAGGAACTGGCAAAACGCCAATGATTAACACAGCACCGCGCCCGGTCTTGCTTGCGACTGAGCCGGGTTTGCTTTCAATGCGCGGTTCGTCAATACCGACTTGGGAAGCTTTTACAATTGAAAAAGTGGATGAATTTTTCAAATGGTTTTTTGAATCTAAGGAATCTGGCAACTTTGATACACTGGCGATTGATTCCGGTTCGCAGTATGCTGAAATGTCACTGGCAAAGCACCAAGCAAAATGCAAAGACGGACGCAAAGCCTACGGCGAAATGTCATTAGAAGTTATGCGATGGTTTGACCAGCTTTATTACATGCCACAAAAACACGTAATTCTAATTTGCAAGCAAATGAAAGCCGAAGTTGGCAAGCAAATTGTAGCTAGCGGCGGCGCATTTACTGTCGAAATGACCTATCAAGCGCAACCGTTTTTTCCCGGTCAGGATTTGAATATCAAAGTTCCACACCGTTATGATGAGATTCTTTACGTTTCACAAGCTCAAGTTCCCGGCGTTTCACAGCCCACAATTGCAATACGCACCCGGCAAACGCCTGAAATTCTAGCGCGTGACAGAAGCGGCAGGCTTGCCGAACTTGAACCGCCTGACCTGACCGCTTTGATTAACAAAGCAATGTCCTAAAGTTTTCCGGCCTATTTGTCAAGCCGTTTAATTGACAATTTTCAAAATGGAGTTTTACAAATGGCACAACTATTGGCAATGTTTGACGCACGCGCTTTTGATCCTACTCAGGGTGTTGGTTCTTTGCCTATTGGCAAACATCCGGTTATTGCTGAATCTTCTGAAGTCAGGCCGACAAGCAACAATGACGGCGGGTATCTGCAATTCAATCTGAAAATCATTGACGGCCCGAATGCTGGTGCAACTGGCGCGTATCGCCTGAACCTTTATAACGCAAGCCAAAAGGCTGTCGAAATCGCACACCGTCAAATGAGTGCACTTTGTCACGTAACCGGCGTTTATAACGTGCAAGATTCGGCGCAACTGCACAACATTCCGTTCATGATCGAAGTGGGCGCACAGAAGGGCGAAGACGCTGTTGCGAAGGGTTACACCGAAATCAAGCGCGTTTTCGACATTCATGGCAATGAACCGGGCAAGCAAGCGCAAGGCGCACAAGCTGCTCAGCCGCAACAGCAAGCAGCGGCAGCAGTTCAACAAGCACCGGCTCAAGCTGCATGGCAACAGCCTGCGCAGCAACAGGCACCAGTGCAAACTGCACCGGCTTGGGGTCAAGCACAATCTCAACAGCCACAAACCACGCAGCCAGCACAGCAAGCAGCATGGGGTCAGCAATCCGGTTCAGTCGGCGCTGCTCCTTGGGGTCAAAAGTAAGTCTTTTCAACGTAGCAACGGCGGGTTAATTCCCGCCGTTTTTGTCAGAGGTTGAAATGCAATTCATTACAACAAAACCGCCGGAAATTACAGCAGCGCAAAAAGAAACACTTGAAGCGAAACGCTGCCCCTATTGCCTAAGCCGTGATTTATTTCACATTTACGGAAAAATGACAATAACCGGATGCAACAAATGCGAACATCTTTATATTTTGGCCGTTGAAGAAAGCAGACAAAATGCCTGATCTGAATTCGCCAGGTGTCGCACAAGCTGTTGCAAAGCGCATTGCAAGCGAGATTGACGACTATTGCGCAACAACGTACGACGGAGGGCACAGAACGCACCTTGGCGCGTCGTTAATCGGTCATGAGTGCAAGCGTTACTTGTGGTATGTATTCCGCTGGTGTTTGCATGAGAAACACACAGGCAGACAGCAGCGCTTGTTCAATCGTGGACACCGTGAAGAAGATCGCTTTATCGAATGGTTGAAGGGTATTGGCGCTGAAGTTTGGTCTATGTCGGAAGACGGCGAACAGTTCCGAATCAGCGGCGTTAACGGTCATTTCGGTGGATCGCTTGACGGCATTGCAAAACTTCCTGAACGTTACGAAATTGACGAAGCGGTTTTGCTCGAATTCAAAACTAATGGAACCGGCGCGGGATTCAATAAACTTTTGTCCGATGGAATGCCGATTGCAAAACCGCAACATTTTGCGCAAACTTCAACATACGGAAACAAAGGAGTTAAAGGAACAAAGTTCAATTATTGTTTGTATTTGAACATCAATAAAAATGACGATTCAATGCACGTTGAGTTAGTGAAACTTGATCACAAGTTAGGCGCACAAATGGAAATTAAAGCCGAGCAAATCATAATGGCTCAAACTGCACCGGCTAGACTTTCCGACAACCCTACATACAAACAATGCGGGTGGTGCACGATGAAAGGAGTTTGTCACAAAGGCGAACAGCCGGAAAAGAATTGCAGAAGTTGTGCAAACGCTTCAGCCGTTGAAAATGCCGAATGGTTTTGTTCGCAACACAATGCGATTATTCCAAAGGAATTTATTTTAAAAGGCTGTGGTAATTGGAAGCCAATAACAAATGTTTAAACTTTTAAACGTGTTGAAAAACAGGCTTGATTACAACCCGGAAACAGGACTGTTTAGATATCGTCATGATTTAAACATAATGAAAAAAGGCGATGTTGCAGGAACTGCTAATACAAACGGTCACATTCAAATATCAATAAACAATAAACTTTACTTAGCCCATAATTTAGCATGGTTTTACATGACAGAAGTTTATCCGTTTGATTTTATAGTCGATCATATCGACAGAGTTTACGACAATAACAAATGGAATAATTTAAGAAAAGCAAACGTTAGCCAAAATCAAGGGAACTCAAGCATTCGAATAGACAACAAAAGCGGCGCAAAAGGCGTTTATTGGAACGAAAAGAAAAAGCGTTGGATTGCCCAGATAACAATAAATAATAAAAGAACTCATTTAGGTACGTTTGTTTCGAAAGAAAGCGCGAAGCAAGCTTACAAGGAAGCTGCAAATTTACATTTTGGAAAGTTTGCCAATGTTTAAGCCAAGGTACTATCAAAATGACGCCGAATACGCAATCTTCGAATACTTCGCCCAAGGTAATGTGGGTAATCCGGTTGTGGCGCTTCCGACTGGCACCGGCAAGGGCGTTGTAATCGGCAATTTCATTCGACATATTTTCGGCTACTGGCCGAATCAGCGCATCATGATGCTGACGCACGTGAAAGAGCTAATCAGCCAGAACGCTGAAAAGCTCATTAAAATCTGGCCGACTGTTCCACTAGGCGTCTATAGTGCTGGCTTGAACTCCCGCGATATGATTATGCCAATTGTATTTGGTGGCGTTCAATCTGTTGCCAAATGCATTGAACGTTGTTTGAAAGAAAATGACGGACGACCAGACTATCTAAAACATTTCGGATTCCGTGACTTGGTGCTCATTGACGAATGCCACTTGCTAGGCCCGAACGAAGATACGATGTATCAATTCGTCATTGCTGAACTAAAGAAGATAAATCCACGTTTGAAAGTAATTGGATTCACCGCAACGCCTTACAGACTAAAGCAGGGCATGATAACGGACGAAGGTTTGTTCACGGACATTTGCTATGACCAGACCGGCGTAGAAGCGTTTAATCGAATGATTGCAGAGGGATTTATGGCTCCGCTGGTCGGTCGCCCTACGCGTCTACAATTGGACGTTTCAGAGGTCGGCATGGTCGGAAACGACTTTAACCAAAAGCAACTGGCAAATGCTGTTGATAAAGACGAAATCACTTATGCAGCAGTCAAGGAAACGGTAGAAACTGCACACGATAGACACTGTTGGATAGGCTTTGCATCGAGCATTGACAACGCCGAGCATATCGCGGCAATGTTGCAAAGCTTTGGCGTCAATGCCTCATGCGTTCATTCCAAGCTACCAATGAAAACGAATGACGACCGGATAGCAGCGTTCAAGGCTGGCGAATTGACAGCATTGGTCAATATGAACAAACTGACAACAGGTTTCGACCATTGCCCGATTGATTTGATTTTCGACCTTCAGCCGACAATGTCACCAGGAAAGCACGTCCAAAAATGGGGGCGAGGGACTAGACCATCACCAGAAACCGGAAAGCGCAACTGTTTAGGCTTAGACTTCGCTGGAAACTTCAGGCGGTTAGGCCCGATCAATGACCCAAAGATTCCACGCAAACCGGGCAAAGGTGGTGCAGGCGAAGCACCGATAAAAATTTGTGACAGTTGTGGTTTGTACAACCATGCATCAGCGCGATTCTGCGGCGGCGGTTCGTCAAGCGAAGAAGCGCAAAGCTTAGGTGGTTGTGGTTACGCTTTCACGTTCGAAACTAAAATATTTTCAACTGCATTTAGCGGCGAGCTTTTACGAAGTGATGCGCCGATAGTTGAATATTTTGATGTAAAGCGTGTAATATACAACTTGCACGAAAAGAAAAACAAAGAAGGAATTTTGATTGCACCGCCATCGATTAAAGTATCGTACTTTTGCGGATTACAAATGTTTAATGAATGGATATGTCTGGAACATCCCGGAATGCCATCGAAAAAAGCGCGGGATTGGTGGCGGCAAAGACACGCCGAAGAACCACCAGCAACAACGTTTGAAGCGTTAAAGCGTGTTTCTGAGTTGCGAATGCCTGCTAAAGTTCGCGTATGGTCAAACAAGAAGTACCCCGAAATTTTAGGTTATGAATATTGAAAGGGTTTGAAATGTTTCAAGACATTAAAAACGGTCGGTTTTATCTTGGCGATTGTCTTAAAGTTATGAAAGAAATACCAGACGGCTGTATAGATATGATTCTTTGCGACTTGCCTTACGGAACCACGCAAAACAAATGGGATTCGATAATTGAATTGAAACCGCTTTGGATTGAATATTGGAGAATTGCCAAAGCAACCGCGGCTATAGTTCTAACGGCGCAGCCGCCTTTTGATAAAGTTTTAGGAGCTTCTTGCATTGATTTTTTAAAATACGAATGGATATGGCGCAAAACACGAGCGACTGGACATCTGAACGCAAAAAAAAACAGCCAATGAAAGCCCATGAGAACGTTTTAGTGTTTTATAAAAATCAAGTGCTATACACGCCTCAGAACTTAGTAAAGAAGCAAACTCCGACAGTTCGAAAAGGCGGCAATAACGGCACAAATTACGGAAAGTCAGATAAAGACGCTTTGCAAGAATATGAGAACTACCCGAATTCTATTTTAGAAATTGCCTCTGAGGGTAAAGGGTTTCACCCGACACAAAAACCCGTTGCCCTTTTTGAATACCTGATAAAAACTTACACAAACGAAGGCGATTTAGTTTTAGATAACTGCGCTGGTTCAGGTACAACGGCAATAGCTTGTGAAAACACAAACCGTAAATGGGTTTGCATAGAACAGCTTGAAGAATATGCAAACAAAGCTATCGAGCGTATTTCAAACCATGAAAAGGAAATGTAATGATAGTTAATACTGAAACCGGAGAAATTGTTGATAATCCAGAAATGGAGCCGAAGAAAAAAACTCGCGCAAGAAAAGCCAAAGTCGTAGAGCAAAGCAGCGCGGCAACTTCGCTAATTTCGGCATTGAAATTTATCAGTCCAGTGCAGAAAAAAACAGGAACGCCAGCACAGCAGCATTGCTCTATTTCCGGTAATTGGTGTGCGGCGTCTAACGGCATAATGATGATTGCGGAAAAAGTTGAAGATGACTTGACAGCTTGCCCACATACAATGCAACTGCTCGACGCTCTAGCCAAATGTGGGCAAGACTTGAACATCACGCAACTTAGCGAAACCTCGCTTTCTGTTATGTCTGAGAAGTTCCGCGCAATCGTTCCTTGCGCTTTGCCTGAACAACTTGAACTTACCGCGCCTGATCCAGAAATAGCTGCAATTGATGATCGAATTAAAGACGCTTTGGCTTGTGTCGGCGGCCTTGCGACAGACGGCGCAACCGATGCCATAAAAGCGGCTGTCCTGCTGCAATCCGGCTCCGCTGTGGCAACAAACGGAGTTAGCCTTATGGAATACTGGCACGGCGTTGATTTGCCTTCTATGCTCGTTCCAAAGGCTTCAGCGGTCGCTATCTGCAAAGCTGGAAAAAAACTACGCGGTTTAGGTTTTTCTGGCTCTTCAGCAACGTTTTATTTTGAAGATGACAGTTTTATAAAGACGCAACTTTACGGAGAACGCTACCCGAACTATCAAGCATTGCTAAACGTTCCTTCGAATCCTTGGCCGTTGCCGGATGACTTTTTCAAAGCCGTTCAAGCGGTTGAGTCTTTCAGCAAAAATGGAATTGTGTATTTTGACGAATTGTCGATATCTTCACGCGAAGACATTCCAGAAGCAACAACGTATAAGGTTGAAGGATTGCCAAACGGCATGGGGTTTAATGCACGATTTTTACTAAATGTTAAACATGCAATGAAAACAGCACACTTTGACAAAGAAAGCGGAAAAGTGCTATTCTTTGGCGAAAATGTTCGCGGAGTTTTAAACGCAGTTAGGCAACAAGAAAAGCCAAAAGAATTTGACCCTGACGATGTGCCGTTTTAGTGGAGTTATTATGAAACTTGCGTACATATTGCTATGGATTTTCATTCTACATAGAAATGTTGAAATGATAATTGTCATGACTTTAATATTGCTGGTTCTTGAAATTACAGAAGCTTTTGCAAGGAACACCAGAAGTGTTAAATGAATCCGGTTTTATAATTGCAAAGCATGAGCGAAAAACAAACTTAATCGCGGCGGCTGTCAGAAGTGCGTTAAACGCTGTCGTAGTAATGACAGATGACGAATTGCTTTCAATTCCTGCCGGAACCAAGTTTGTTTTTGATACAGAATGCTATTCGAATTTCTGGTTTATCGCGTTTAAATGTCTTGACAATGGCAAGTTTGTAACGTTTGAAAATTCGCCAGATTGCAGTATCAACACAACTAAATTGAATTGGATGCTGTGGCGGTTTTGCATCATTGGATTCAATTCGAACAATTACGATTTGCCGATGATGGCCCTCGCGCTAACCGGCGTATCCTGCGCAACGCTGAAAGAGGCGTCAGACTTCATCATTAAAAGCGGTCCTCAGTACGGAACAAAAAAAGTCACGCAGTTTGACTTTGAACGAGAATACAAAGTCAAAATCCAGCAATACGATCACATTGACCTGTTCAACGTCTGCCCGGTCAATGGCGGTCTGACTGCCACGCCAGCATCACTAAAGCTCTACGCCGGTCGCCTACACGCGCCCAGGATGCAAGATTTACCATTTGACGAGTCACGCATTTTGACCCAGGAAGAAGCGGAGATTGTGCGGCCTTACTGTTGCAACGACCTGCAAAATACAGAATTGCTTTTCAACGAATTGCGCCCTGAGATAACGTTGCGCGAAGAAATGTCCAAAGACTACGGGCTAGAACTTCGCTCTAAATCCGATGCTCAAATTGCTGAAGCTGTTATTAATTCGGAGTTGCAAAAGCTAACGGGTTATTTTCCAAAGAAGCCCACAATCAACCCGGCTTTGGCTTTGCAGTACAACGTTCCTTCGTTCGTTAAGTTCGAGTCAAAAAAGCTTAATGACATTCTCGAAACGATAAGGGCTACGCGCTTCCAGTTGGACAAGCTTGGTTCGCCAATCATGCCTGATGCGCTTGAAGGCTTGAAGGTGCAGATTGGCAAAGGCTTGTACTCAATCGGAATGGGAGGATTGCACTCCAATGAAAAAAGCATTTCGCACTTTGCCAGTGATGAAGTAATCATTGCAGACAACGATTTTGATTCGTTCTATCCAAAAATAATACTGAATCAGAACCTCTTTCCCTCGCATCTTGGCGAAGCGTTTATAAAGGTCTATAGAAAAATTGTCGATACACGCCTACACGCAAAAGAACAAGCAAAGATTTGCAAAAAAGCAGGCGATAGAGAAGCGGCAAAACGCTGGAAAACAATTGCAGATAGTTTGAAGATTACAATAAACGGTAGTTTTGGAAAGTTTGGAAACAAATACTCAACGCTCTATGCGCCTCAACTGATGCTACAAGTAACCATCACCGGCCAGCTTGTTTTGCTTATGCTTATTGAGAAGCTAGAGAATGTGGGAATTGAGGTTATTAGCGGCAACACAGACGGCATAATATCCAAGTATCACAAATCGCGCCATGATGAAGTCAGAGCGATAATAAAAGAAATTGAAACGATAACGAACTTTACAACTGAAGAAACGCGGTATTTATCTGTTCATTCGCGTGATGTAAATTCTTATGTCGCTGTTAAGGAAGAAGGCGACAGCGAAGCGCGTTTTCTTGACGAACGTTTAGGAATGAAAACAAAAGGTGCGTTCTGCGAAAGAGGTTCAGCATTAAACAGTGTTTTGTCAAAGAATCCAGAAACATTGATTTGTTCTGACGCTGTTTTGATGTTTCTGAAAAATAAAACGCCAGTCGAAAAAACAATCCGCGAATGCAAAGATATTCGGCGATTTGTTGCAATCAAGAATGTAAAAGGTGGCGGCGAAAAAGACGGCGTTTATCTAGGTAAAGTTGTTCGTTGGTATTATCCGAAAAACGAAGTGGGTTTTATCTCTTACGTTTTGAGCGGCAACAAAGTTCCAAAGACAGACGGCGCGAAGCCTTTAATGGACTTGCCGCAAGAATTACCGCAAGATATTGATTACGCCAGATACGAAAAAGAAGCCGTTGATTTGCTTTATGACTGCGGGTACTTCAAGCAAGCTGAAACGGCTTCTTTGTTCTTTTAAACTCGCGTTATGCTGATGTGGTTTGCCGTTGCTGTGTTGTCTAGCAAAACTGCTCCACCCTGATTATGAATGGCTCGCACATCAAGCGTATCAGTAGTGCCGTTCATTTGCACAATTGCCGAAACTGAACTTGCAAACTGTCCAGTAAAACCAGCAACCTGACTGAGCATTCTATTTCCTTTTGCATACTCAGCACCGTTTTTGAAAATTAGCATTTCCCATCTAGTCCCCAACGGCCAAGCGGCTGAAGCACTAAGCGCTGTTGCTTCGACATTGTAGAAACCGGCGTTCTTTGCGGTAAATATTCCAGTGCCATTGACGAATTCCGAGAGAGAATCAAACGTTTCAACATTAAAAGTAAGTTTTGTTGCCGATGCGTTTGGTATAGATTGTGCAGATGAATCCGTGCATCTTACTTTAGTATCAGTAGGACCGACTAAAATTTGATTTTGAGGATATGTTCCAACAACAACAAAACCGCCAGAAAGAATCTCCCAGTAATTTGGGTCTGTTATCGTAACACCTGTCGAATTACAAGCATTTGTTACCGCATCAAGAACAAATTTAAATCTATTTTGACGAACTGCGTTTATGTTCAAACTGACAGCATTAGTTCCAGTTTCTAAATATCCTGCAAATTGGTTAGCATCACAAGCCAATTGATTTTCGATAGTAACTGCCGTTGCAAAACTTTGCCAATAGCAAGCAATGCTTTTTCCGATACAGTTAGCATTAAAAACTTGGGTTGTATTTCCAGTTACCACACAAGGGTAAGATACTTTAATTTTAAAATTATCAACATTACATGAGTAAATACTGGCTGTAGTAGTATTAAATTCAATACCTTTTTGACCTGTTGCGCCGCCTGTTGCTTCAAGTCTGAAATTGGTAAATCGCCAATAAGACATACCAGGGTTTTTGATAAACGACAAGTTATTAACAGCTGACGACACGAAAAAGCCACTCCATTCAGCTTGCCAATCGCCTACAACAAGTTGCCCTGTTCCAGTTAGGATAATGTGAGATTGACCATCATCAGCGCCATCGCCATGCAAACCTGCCGAAAACGTAACAGGCGAAGAAATGATGTAATCCCCGTAAGGAATGTGAATTGACTTTCCAGTTAAAGCAGCAGCGGCGAAAGCGGCTGTGTCATCGGTCAGTCCGTCACCAGTAGCACCGAACTGCTTAACGCTAACCCACATTTCACGCAATTCAGTTTGAACTGTTCTAGAAATGGCACCAACGCCAGCTTGAGTAAATCCTACAAGAGCAGAACCACCCGAACCGCTTAATGTGACTTCAAAAGACGATTGATTGGCATAGCTTGAAACAAGCACTGAGTTTTTATTTCTTATTGTTATCGAAAAATCAGAACTTACAAAAACCTTTGCAAGCGTTCCATTACGAACAACGAAGCCGTTAATTGTTCGTAATGGTTGCGCGGCTGGTTGCGTGAAAGCTGCATCCCAATAAACAGAAATTGGCGAAGTTTCAGGATTGGCATTTGCTGTGCCGATGTAAACGTAGCCTGAGTTTAACGGCTCGCCGTCGATATCAGCAAAGTATGGAAAAATTTGAGGAACTTGCATTTTTAAACTCCTTGAATTTGATTACGGTTTTTGTTTCTTGGCTTTTGCTTCTTGGACTTTTCTTTTAACTTCAAGAAGTTTTGATTCTTTTGCCGATACACCAGCCCCAGGCTCAAACGTTTTTGAAAACTCTTTTTTAGCGCTTCTCGCTTCAAGCAATTTTCTCACACTACTACCGGGTTTGATGATACCAAAGCCTGCCAAGTTAGCAACTCCTTCAACACCTGACTTAGCACCCTCAGCAATTAACGCTGTAGCTGTATTCGAGTTATTGACAAACGATCCTGAAGGCTGTTGTTTCAGCTTTTGCGCTACGTTACCGAGTTGCCGCATTGTTGCCGCACCTTCTTCACCGAATAATAAATTTGCTTTAGGTCCGAACTTATTTAAAGCGTTGTTGAATGAACTTGCTGCAAATGTTCCAGCATCGTTGCCGACTTTTGCAGCACCTTTAAAATGATTCATTGCTGCCGATGCCAGAACTTGGCGCAAATCAGGATCAACTAAATTCAAATTACGAAGCATTGTTTCAAGTCGCGTTGAATCGGCGGCTATAACGTGCTTGTTAATAAAATTATCTGGCAGCGCTTTGCCATCAACAACAGACTTGAAAGCAGGATCAGCCTTGATTAAATCAAAACGTTGTTTTGCAGAAGATCGCGCAATGTCAGCAAGTTCTTTTAATTGCTCTGAGCCTTTTTCCAACGGCAAGTCTTCAAGCGCTTGACGAACTGCGCCGATAGCCTTGCGAACATTTCCATTCGAAGCCGACCGCATGTCATCGGCTAAAATTGTTCTAAGTTCTTCAAATCCGTTAAAATCCATAGGCAGACCGTCTTTATACTGCCCTATGATGTTTCTAATCTCTGCCGGTAAATAATGATTGCGATTTGCTTTGTTTAAGTTTTCTTCAGCAGTTTTAACAAACGCCTGCGTATTCATTGGAAACTTGCCGCCGTTCGCATCTTCAAGCGCTTTATAATTTGCTCTTACTTGCGTTTGCAAATCATCATCAAGCTTCTGATACGCGCTTATAACAATATCGCCGTGCTCAGTTGGATTCTGCAAATAAACATCAGGCGCAACTTTTTCTTTAATTGCATTTACGTTATCAATCAAACCTTTGTTGGCTTCGTTGAAACCTGCGACGATTTCAGGCGAACGCCCTCGTGCGTTTTGCTCTTCTGAAATAATAATTGCATCTTCCATCGCCTGCCCCCTGCTGTAACGAATAGGAACCGGCAAAGTTTCAGCTTCAACATAATTTTCAATCGCCTTCATGTTCAAAGGCTCACTGCGTTTGATTGTTTCCTCAACAGCCGCTTGCAACTCAGGTGAAGCTTTCGAAACCAAAGCACGTGCCTGCTGAATCGGATTAACGGCGGCACTCCCCACACTACCCGGTAACGGTTCCGTAATCGCTGAAGCCGCACTTGTGCTTTTTGTGGGGATTCTTTCGGCAAGCTGTGCTCCGATTTCGCCTAGTTTGCCGGTTCCGCTTTTCACAGCCTGAACCGCTTGCATTGCGGCTGGTTTTAAAGCGTTTTGAAGCCCTGCAAGTTCAGTCCCCATACCAAGTATAGGCGGCAAGCTTCCAGCCGCTCTACCGAGTGCGGATGCCTGTTCCTGACCGCTTTCTGTGCGAGGCTGATAAGTTAAAGCGTTTGCGCCTGCTTGTGCGCTTTCTTCAACAGTTTTCGCGGCTTGTGGCGAGAATGGGTTTTCTCTTGCTGCAATCGATTTGCCGATGCCTACAACCGTTCCGCCAACTCTTCCAGCCAGTCCGGTTGTTGCGCCAGTGACAGCCGTCAAGCCAGCCTCACCGGAACCAATAACCTTTTCGCCAAGCGTAGCATCGGGCGTAGGCGCTCCAGGCACGGCCAAGCCGGGTATCTGGTTAGCCATGCTTCCGCGTGCTTCAGCCACAACAGCAGCCAGCTTTCGTGCTGCGTCCATATCGCCAGCCTTATCAGCTTTAACTAAAGCGCTTTCAAGTTGTTCTAGCGTAGCCATTACTTACCGCCGTATTTTTTCAAAAGTGCGTCAATTTCACCACTTGAAGGTTTCACCGCTGGTGTATCCGGTACAGTTTCAGGAACGCCGTATTTGTCGGATAGATTTTTGCGAGCCTTTAACATAATACGCTGCGCTTCTTTTATGCTAGTTCTTAGTTGTTCGGGATTTTGCTTTGTGCTAAAACTTTGCAAAGCTGCCCCAAGTTTTTTACCTTCATTTTCAGACAATGCACCAAGCCCTTTCATTTGAGGAACTTGTGCCAAAAATGCTTGAGCATCTAAATTTTCCATTAATGCATCAAAGTCAGCGGAGTCTTGACGGAATGAAGGAAGACGGCTTGCAATAGAACCCGTTGCTTTCTCAAGTCCAGGATGCACCAAAAGCTTATCAGCAGTATTGAGCAAGTTGTCAATATTGCTTCGTGCTGATTCAACTTCTGAAACTTTTGAGTTTAACTTGTCTTGAATTTTTCCTTTTTCTTCCTGCAATTTCAATTCCATTTCTTGACGTTTAAGTGAATTGCCTTCGCGGTTCGTCGCCGCATTCATAGCTGCAATGCGATTGCTTTCACGTGCTGAAATAATGTCAGATTCAAGTTTCTTAATGTTCCATCCTTTTGTTTGCAATTCCATAACAGCTTCGGGTTCTGCAAACTTGGCTTTAATTCGTGCCGTTTCCGCCTCTGACTTCATTTTGTAAAGTTCAACAGGCGCTTTTTCTGTTTCACGTTGCGTCTTGCTCAAAGATTCAAAAGTCGAAGCAAACTTATCCGGCCCCATGATTGCAGACAAACCTAATGCCGCTGTAGTTTTTGCTACGTCTGGATGCAATTCAACAAGTTGTGCCATTGCTTCGGCGTTTTTTGCTTCGCCTTCTTTACCACTATTGCGCAATGCTGTAGCTTGCTCAGTCAGCAAACCTTTTGCAATATCGGAGTTTCCAGATTGAAGCGCTGAGTAAATCTTGCTTGCATCGTTAAGCTTTCCTTGTTTCTGTTCTTCAGTCAGCGAGGCAAGAGGCGCTTTAAGTTGCTCGGCTAGTTGCGGGTACTTCGTCATAATTGAAACATAATCTCCAGGCGCGGCGTTTTTATTCATCGCCAAAGCGCCAAGGTCAGCTTGCATTTGCAATTGCGCCTGTTGCTGCGCTTGCGCCTGCGCTGCTGCTGCCTGCTGTTGCTTAATGGCAAGCCCCGCTTGATAACCCTGAATAGCCGATTCAAACGGATTTTTGACATTCTGAATATAGTTAATAGGGTCCATTTAAAACCTCGATCCGAGAGTGCCGAATGCTGTCCCGATGCTGTTATAAAGCTGCGACTGTGCATTACCCTGTGCAAGTGAGTTTCCAGCTTGAGCCGCGCCAATTTGCCCATACTGATTGCTGATTGCATTTGCTGATTGCATTCCTGCATTACCAGTCATCGCCGCTGAATTTTGTCCAAGTGAAGTCATTCCGCCAAGGTTTGTATATTGCTGTGAAATAAGTTGGTTAAGCAATTGTGGGCTAAATTGTGCAAGCGCTCCTTGAACGTTACCGCCGCGTAATCCGCCTGTTGCGCTAGCGTTTTGCAAAATTGAGTTTTGACCTTGCCTGTTAAGTTCGTCAAATTGCGATGAGGTTTTAAGTTGATTAATTGCACTTTGTTGTGCGGCATTTCCGCCAAGTCCGATTAAATTACCTTGCTGTCCGAGCGCTGTAGTTCCCGCTGCAACGTAAGGGGACAGCAGCTTTTGCAATGCGTTAAATTGGCGCTGTTGCTCTGCAATGCTTGCTTGACTAGCTTCTGTCTGAGCGCCGCTTGCTTGTGCTGCTGCATCGGACTGAGCATTAGACGACATGATGCCGGAAACAACACCGCCACCGACAGTCAGCGCCGTACCCCAGTCATTTCGTTCGCCATAAGCAGCGCCGCCGAAAGGATCACCAATAGGATACTCACTTTGGCTTCTTCGAATGCTTGATTTACTGAAGTACATAAACAACTCCTTGATAATTCTTGCCGGTTCTTTTCCAGCCGCAACGCTCTAAAAGCTGCATTGATTTTTTGTTTTCATTCAAAACGATTGTTTTTGTTACTTCAAAAATTCGGCAAAGATTATTCAAGTTTCTAACAATATTCCACTTGCCGCGAAACTCTTTGCGAATTCCAATGTGACCTTCTGATTCTTTTATGCAAACAGCGCCAATCAAATCATTGCCGAGCATTAGTCCAACAACTTGCCAGTCTTTAGCTTTTTGTTCGTATTCTTCAGGGGAAAGTTGAAAGCGACCCGAATAAGCATCTGCAAGCGCTTTAATCGATTCGGCCCGATTGTAGTTAAATGTGATTTCCATTTTCTTCTTTCGTGACCCGCTGGCCGGTCGAAACTCAGCTTTATTGAATTGTAGCCCACATTAAAATAAAAAGGCTATTTTCTGTACCATGTTGAATTTGCTGCGCGATAAACCCAAGAAGCAAAAGAATTTGCAGCAAGTGTTGTTATTGTTCCTCTGACTGTTTGCCCTGAATTCGGCGTAATTGTAAGCGCTGTTATTATCTGCGTTGATGATATTGAAAACGTTTGCCCGTTTGTCTTAGCTTCTGGCATTGTTACTGTTCCAGTCGCAAGCGTTCCAGCAGGTTCTAATATCAGATTGTTCGTCTTAAAACCTGCCGTTATGTTGAAACCCGTAATAGGCGCAAAGTATTCAATTTGTGCCTGAACACCTTCATAAACTCCGCTCAAATCATCAAGTCTTGAAACTCTGCGCATGATTAGCTCTGCACGAAGCCGTCAATGCTACAAGCTGCAATGCTTGACACTGCACCGGCCTGCGCTTGCACAAATCCGCCAGGACCAACAAGCGGCAAATCCAAATCAACGTAACTGTTAGCAGCAAGCGAAAGAGTCGGTAGAACTACGTTTGCATCAGCCGCCGCACCAGCAGCAGGCACGGCCCATGCTTTGATTGTCACCGCACCAGCCGTGACGTTTGCAAAACGTACACGTCCGTTGCGTAACAAGTTTGACGCTGGTGAAGCTGCAATTGTGAAAAGCGTGTCCGGTGCTGCATTATTAACAAGCTTCGATGCAAAAAACTGGCTAAAAGCTAAAGGCATTTTATACTCCAATCATTTCTTCTAAAGCCTTTATTCTGGCTTCGAGTAGGGTTGTATTTTGTTTTCGGTCTAACGTTGCTTGAATGTTTTCCATTATTAACAAAAGATCGTTAATTTTATTGGTTATAATGTCTTCTCTTCCTCGCCTTTGTTGCAATGTCAAGAGTGTTAATTCATCAATACTCGCTGGCGTAGTATCTTCAACGCTTCTTATAACAGCTTCGAACGCCTTAACGGCTTCATGATTCGGCAAAAAGCTTGCAAGAATCTTTCTGTTTAGAATAATCGTTGCTTCAGACATAAAGCGCCTCTATTGTCGCCTCTATTCTAACAATTGACATGAACGCATCGGAGTTTCCTCTAAACTTCTGAACACGCCATTGTCCCATGCTACCATTTTGAAGCCATGAAATTCTCTTGTTTCTGTCGCCTTGCTTTCCTATTTTCTTCATTCGTTCCTGCGAGTATGTCACGCCGTCAAGCGAATATGAAGCCCACACTACAGGATTAGCGCCTAGTGCCACACGCCCAGGCAAACCAACAAGTTCAAGTTCATGAAAAATTGCGCCCTTGCCTTCATTGTAGATAATAATTGTTCCGAAATCCCATGAAGTTGCATCGCCGTAATGTGTCGAAATGTTATCAACAAAATAGCCTATGTTATTTGATGTGGGGTCGCCGCTAATCCATTTGTCGTAACACCAAACTAAATTTTTTGCACGGTATTGTCCAGTCGATTCAGAGCCAGAAGTCAAAACAAACCAAACAGGTTCGCCAACTGAAATTGAACCGTTACCGTCATAAACAAGGGTTTTATCAGGCAAATGAATATATAAAAAGCTGTGTGATTTATCAACACGACTTTCTATAAAAACATTTGCTAGAATTGATTCAGAATAATCCTGAAGAATTGTGTCAATTTCTCTCGTTGCTATTTTAACCACTGAAGAATTTGCGCCGACAAAAACAGAAAGACTTTCATTTCTGCCGCTGCCGATAAATGCAATCTGATCCATGAACAAACAAACAGCATGCGTTCCAACTGCACCTTTTTGAATTTGAGCGCCATCAATTCTAGCGAATGGAAATAACGAACCTCCAACATTATCGAACATTTCGATTGTGTAGCGATTGATTGCGCAAGGCTCATTGCGCAATTTTAACAGTCCGACTATAGGATCGGGATCAGCTTCTGAACTTCCATACTTTAGCGGATTTATATCAAGAGGGTTGTTCAACTCTGTGACGATTAGCGAATTTCCGTCAGTCGTCATAAAATAACCATCGACCCAAATCATGTCAATGCAAACGCCTAAATCAACGTCCGTCATTTGAGTCAATGTGCCATCCCAATAAAACAAATTTCCGCTTGAAACTATTGCAAGACGATCAAAAGAATAATCGAAAATAACTTGACCAGAACCGCCAACATCGCCAAGAATCGAAATCGTTCCGTTGCTGCTGATAGTTACAAGTTTTGTTCCGATGACTCGATAAAGAACGCCATTCCAATTTATGGCACCACGGTCTAAACCTGCACCAGTGGCAAACAAAACGATTCCATCAGCCGGTCGCAAATACCCTTCTGAAATGCCTTGTTTCTTTGGAACTGGCACCATGTTACGCGGATAGCTTGTGCGAAAATCCGCTGAAGCATCCGTATAAATTCCGTTTAAAATTGGCACTTGCATTTACTTGCTCATTGTGCAGATAGATTTGAAATTCACAGAATCTTAAGAAGCGCATCACGAACCGCCGTTACCGCCAGCTGCTCTATTCCAGCGTTATTACAGTGTGTGTCGTCGTAACGGTATGCCGCTTGCCATTTATCGGGGGATGCTCCCGTGTTCAGAATTGCTCCAAAATCGGCAACGCCAATACCTTTCGCTGCGACAAGAGCGAGTATCTTTGCACGCACGAGCAAGCGAGCAGCATCAGCCGCTGCGTCATATCCATCATTCGGAAATGGCGTCCATAGGATCGGGTAGATATTGTTCCTAGCGCAGAAATCCACAAAGTCGAACGATCGGGCCAGGCCGTCTTGAATGCTACGCTGCGTTGGCGCTGCAAGATCGTTTGGAGAGAAGGGCGCAAAGAAAGCGATATCAGGTTTCGTGATCGGCAAAAGGACTTTGACCGCAGCTAGGTAGGTCGCACTCGTCTGTCCCGAATAACCGTAGTTCTGCGGGATGATCGGAAGCCCCGGCGTTGAAAGATCGCAGCAAGCGCGAAATAACCAAGTAGACACGCCATCTGCGGTATAGCTGTAACCTTGGGTCAGCGAATCTCCGACTGCTGCAACCTGAATAACTCGTTGGTTATATCGGTAGATCGGAATGACTGGCCAGAGGGTCGTGCTCGCTGAGAATGTGGCTCCGAGCGTTCCTACCCCATCTGCACCCACAACTCCACCGAACTGCATGATTCGACCGCGATTATCTGCGGTCGCGGTCGCCATGTTCGCAACAGTAGCGAGCGTTTGATAGGAACCGGTATCAATTGCCCCGTTTTTATAAACGCGGATGAGTGACAGCGGCCTGGTCGAGGCCTCCCCCGCTTTGCGCGGAACGGAATAACTCGGAATCCAATCGGATTCAACATATTTTGGCGTGCCGATAGCGCCACCAGAAGGACAGTCCCCGGTAGCATTTCCGCTCCAAGTGACCGCATCCCATCCATAATTGGCCGTACTCGTTCGGAGTGCATTATACGTCACGCCCCCCACTACAGGCTGATAGGCGTTAGCCTGCGTATCAATCGCCGCTGTTTCAGTTGAGGAAACGACCGCTTTATAGCCGGTCGACGCCGTAGATTCGTGGCTAATCACAGCCAACTTTACCGCAGAGTAATCCGCTTCGACCTCCTGCTTAAATGACCCCGTAACGTTGCTAGTGCGCCCCGTTGTGATCAATCCACCAATGAATTTATGAGCGCCATGCGTTCCGAGCGTTCCGTCCGTCATCCTTGACATGTTCAAGTCGCCGTTTGGTCCTAATGATTTGATTTTTCCATTGATTGAATCAATCTCATATTTAACAACATTTCCGGCTACGGCTCTCATTTTAAAATCCTTCACCAGTAATGATATGCAACGAAGTCCCAGCCGCTGAAATGTGACTTAAAAATGAGCCTTCTTCACCTTTTGAAATCGTTACTTGACTTCCTGCAAGAATCGGGCAATCTGCTGTGGTTGCTGCAATTGTTGAAGAATTCGAAATGCGAACGTAACAAACATTTGCACCGAGATTAGTTAGCATTACCGTTTTGTCATTTGCTGGAATTGCAACTGATGCAGCAGCGGCAGCAGGTGCAACAAGCTGCCCAGTTGCGTAATGTGGGTTGAAAGTTCTCATGATTAAATTCCATCCAAAGTTTGAACAACAAAAGCAAGCCGAGTTAATGTCAAATTGTCATTAACATTAAACTTTGCAACAAGCCTGATTTTCTCACCAGCTTTAATAATGTTGCCGGGATTGTTCAGGTTTGCAATCGGTCCTGAAAAAGATTCTGTAACCGGAGTGCCACCACCACGACCTGCTGCAACACATTTGAATGTTGATTCGTAAGGTGCTGCGTCAGTACCCACATATACCGCCAAGCTCAAATCTCTATTAGCGGGCCATTCGCCAATCAATGTGCAGTAGATCATCGCATGTTCAATATCGCGCTCTGCAATCATTTCACCCAGCACAGTTCCTATAGAAAGCGAGTCTCTTCCTGCCGGAGTAACCAAAGGCCCATCCCAGTTAGGTATTTTTTGGTATGCCGTTGTTAGCGCAACTACACGGGGGACTATAATTCGCATCGCATAAAGCGAACTCAAATCCAGCAATGATGCAGGCGCATCCGAATTCACGAACGTTTTGATTGCCGCCATTGACGCTTTGCGTGCGTCACCTTCTGATGACGAATAAATAGGCACTTGATCAGAAGATGCAACCGACGAAACCGCTGAAAGTCTGTTAATTTCGGACATAAAAACCTCTACGTGAATTCAATTACATCATCATTTCCGGCTTGCAACGGATCAACCGGATTATTCAAAAATGCGCGGTTTTGTGACTGATTAAGCTTGTTGCCAGCGCCAGCCGGAACGCCTGATGGAAACTGCATCTGAATTGGCTGCGAGATTTGAATCAACAGCGAATCAAGCGCACGTTTCGCGGCTTGCTTTGTTTCAACAGAAACTTGTTTCCCAAATCTTGGAGCAAGTCGCAAACCGAGATTTAGATAAATCGCTTCATTGGCCGAGTCAGGTACATTTGTGGGGTCTGATTCGTTGCTTGTATTTGGCGAACCAGGAAGCGGATAGCCCAAGCGAATGCCGCGAGCATTCCAAGCAGCAATCATCGAATCAAGCGAACGCAGCGCGGATTGAATCTGCTCCGGTTCAAGGTCATAGACATAACCAGCAAGCCCGATTTCCTCGAACGCTTGATTGATAAATTCTCGCTTAGTCCATGCCATGACTATTTGACCCAGTTGGAAGCAGGCTTAATGCTTGTTTTAAGCGTCTTGACTGGCTTTTCAGCAGCGGCTTTGACCTCTGGCACATTATTGACGCTTACAGCGCCTTGTAGCGCGTCAGGAACGGTTTCAAACCAGCCTGATAAAACAGCGCTTTCAAGTTCGTCTTGATCTTCGACAAGCAAATGAACGCTTTCGCTTTTATAAACAAGTCTTGGAAATTTCATTTTTAAAACGCTCCTTGAAATTACGCCGGAATTAACCGGCGTAATCAGTTGAAGTTTAGGCAATGCGGTAAGTAACGTAAGTTGCAGCCGCAGTCTTGCGAGTACGGAAGCGGCCTGACGTAACCGTAGCCACAACAGCAGCTCCCACAATTGTGTGCCCAGCAGCAGCCGTGACTGTAAAGGCGTTCGCACCGGTTGCGATAACCGACCAGTCAAAAGAATCACCAATTGCCAGCGATTCATCAGCCGCATCCATCACAGTACCCGTTGGAACCGTACCGGCAACAGCCGCCGCAGTGGTCGAAGTAACAACACCCGAAAGCATCATTGCGGCAGTTAGTGCACCGGTGGCGTTCAAAACACCCGGTGTTCCTTGCAACACAGAAAAACCACCACTTGCAACAACAGGCGAAACACCGGTTGCATACTGAGCACCAGCCGCGCCAGCATCAATGACGATGGTTGCGCCAGCCGCGTACGGGCCAAAGACAGTTTCACCATTCAAAACCGTGCCAAGCAATGAAACGGTTTCGGGGTGATTTGGATAACCGAGAACGCGGCTTACTTTAGCTTCGCCGCGAGAAAATACAGCAATGCTTTCGGCAGCAGCTAGAACAACTTCAGTCTTACCGTTTGCATAAACAATGATTCCAGGCATGATAATTCCTTTCAAAATTCGTTTGAAAAACAGGGGCTTTTACACCCCTGTTAATTGTTAGGTTTGCGAGAACATCATCAAACCAGTCATTTCGGGCTGTTTATTCACAACGCCGAACATGGTGTCAAGACGATATTTTGTCTTCATGGTGTTGATGTCATATTGTTTCTGGAACACCAATTCAATACCCTGTTCAGTTGTTGCGCGCATGATTGCCGCGCCTGCATCATTCGGAACAGCATAACGGCCAGGAAGCAACTCAATTGCGTCTTTGTGCCAGAACGGGTTAATCGAACCTGCAACCGTATTCAGGAAGACAAGCGCGGAGTTTGCCGCCGCAGTATTCACAACGCAGTTTTGATAAACGATTTCCGCATCCGTACCACCTTGCGCCGTAATCATTGGAGGCGAAATAACCATCGTAGTACCAGAAGCAACCGAGATAACACGGAAGGTCTTCAACTGGCCTGTATCGCCCTTGGTGATGTGATGCACTGCATTGACCGCTGCAACCGTGAAGGCATCGCCAGCCGCAACGTTTGCGGTAGTAGAAACCGTGATGGTTTGGTAGCGGTTGTCAACGTTTCCAACTTCACCGGTGGTTGCCGTGGAAGTTGCAGCAGGCGTGTAAAAGTTTGCACCAGCAACAAGCGTACTCATCGTGATACCAGCACCGCCAGCAGCAGCAGCTTGACGATTTGCATAGTCAAGTTTGTAAGTTTCAAAACTGGCTACCGTGCCCACATAAGCTTTTTCGTAAGCGGTGAGCGGCTTGCCCTGCATCGTCTGACGGCTTGCCAAGTTTGACGCCATGCCGTTGTAATCGCGGGTACTCAGTGCGAGGTAACGGTCAAACTGCGCCACGCCCTGCTCGTTGAAAATTGCTTCGCACTGTGCAACATCATCGAAACCGGAAGCAGCAGCCGAGCGCTTGACAAACAGTGTTCCTTGCAGCGAAGCAACGTTCATAACAGCAACGTTAATGTCACTGGCAAGCTTTTGTTTGGCAGCAGCGCCCAGGCGTTTTTCTTGAAGTGCATCGCGCAAGTCAGTTGCGGTCATAATCCACGGCGAAGACTTTGTATAACCAATGGTTGCCGGAACGCTCAATTGAGTAGCTTCGTTGAAATTAGCAGTTTGGTCTGTACCATCAAACGATTGAGCGATATAGGGCATCGGTCGCCAGAGCGTGTTACCTGCTCGCTCCATCATCGTTTGATCGGTGTTGAACGTGGAAATGTTGCGCGAAAGTACAAGCGCATCCTCAAAGCCTTCAAGAATATCCTCGAAAGCTACACGCTCTTCTTTGCTGAATTGATTGATGCCGAGAATAAGACCGTTGCGCCGCATGTGGGCAGTCAACAACGGCTCGATGAACCACGCAAGCGCGGCCAGAATGTGCAAAATAACACGTTTCATTTGAAATGCTCCTAAATTGAATGAGAAAAAGTTTTAGCGTTTCCGCTTCGTTTCGACTCATCCAATTTAGGCTGGATGGCTACCAGTTTGAAACCTGCTGATTTTGTGAAGGTTAGCGAAACCTTGATGAAAACATTATAGAACTATTTTTGTTTAGCTTTCAACTGTTTTTTGTAAGCGAGAACTTTTGACATATCGCCAGTTTTTTCAGAATCACGGCGAAGACGTTCAAGAGTTGAATCAACAGACCCGGAAATTGCAGCGCTTCCGCGAGAAACTTCCTTTTCAGGCGGCGGCGGGGTTTTGCGATTAGTAACTTTCAATTGATTCTCCAATTTGGAAACGGCGAAAGCAAACTTAACAGGATCAACAATTGCTGCAAGTTCTTTTGCCTTCTTTGGGTTTTTGCCGAGTGCATAAACAACAAGCGCCGAATTTTCACAACCTTGCAACATTATGCCTTGCTGAACGACTGAGAGTGTGCCCTTTACTGTTTCTTCAGCTTCATAAAAATCTTTTACTTTCAATTCCTTCTTTGCATTGCCATATGTTTGCAAAGTTGCCTGCCAAGCTTCGTTAATCGCTTGAATCTCAGCTTTGCGTCGGTTCTCTGCGCTTTCGGCTTCTTGCTTCTTGGCTTGCCAGGACAGCAATTCGGTTTCAAACTTGTCAGCGTCATAGTCGCACGCTTCAAGGGTAGGCTTCACGCCAAGTGAAACCGGCTTCTGTTCAGGCTGCGAGGCTGCAAGCTTTTCTTGCAATTCTCGATTATGCTTTTGTAATTCACGATGCGACTTGCGCAAATCACGCACCCACTCGGGCGCTTTTGTTTCGTCAATTTCTTCTGCCTTTTCACCGGCAATGGAAACTGTTATTTCTTCGGCGGTTTCTTCGCCTTCTTGCAAATCTTCGTTTTCATTTTCATCCCCTTCTGTTTCGTTTTCTTGAGAATCTTCAACAACTTCGTCAAAGCCTCCGTTTGTTTCATCAACTACACCAAATTTAAGAAAAGCAACTGCAAAAAGCATTTTGAACAACTTGGAAACAATTCCATATTTCATTTGCAAAACTCCTAAAACTCAACTGTTTAAAATAGGCCAGTTGGTAGCCTTTATTTATTCGATTATGACTCAGAATAAGACGCACCACCATAAGGGCTGTAATTAGCGTTTCCGCTAGACGAATAACCCGCTCCGGTTCCCCATCCTTGACCACTAGAACTGCCTGAAGCTTGATTGAGCATTGACTGATAATACTGATTCTCAAGTGATGGATCAACTCTTGTTTCAACGGGTGCAGGCTGCTGCGTGTAAGGGTCAATGCCTTCGCCTATACCTTGCTTGCCCCAAAATCCACCTTGAAACCCAGGCGTACCGGCATAACCGCCGTTCATTTCACTAATGCCTTGTGCTGGATTAAAGCCGAATGCCCTTGCAACGTTATAAACACCGGAACCAACAGGCCCAAAAGCAGCGCCAACTAATTGACCAATTCCAATATTGGTTGCGTCATTTGTTCGCTCCGGTCCCAATCCTTGCATCAGACTTGACAGCAAACTCTCGCCTATTCCCGCTCTCATGCTTCGCTCTGAAACTGGCACAGTATCTCTGTTTGAAGTTTTCAAACCAAACCCTTCGCCAATGCTGCCAGAGTCTTTCACAACAGGCTGTTGTGTTGGTTGTTGAGTGCTCAAACCGAACTGTAACCCCACATTGCCGCTTGACGAACTTGAGCCGGGTTGCACGGTTTGTTGTTGTTTGCCAGCTTGCAAACGCTTCAAACGCTCTTGCTCAAGCGGATCAACATAAGGGCTTGTCGCAGGAACCGGAGGGGCTTCTGTTATGCCGCCGTATTTCGCCATTGCTTCATCAAGCCAGCTTGCCATGTTAAAACCCTCCGTCAATCATTGATACAGTTTTCATAATCTGGTCAATCTTTTCACTTTGAATTTCGCTTGCAATCTTAGCAACATTAGCTTCTGACTCTTTTGCTTTTGCAAGTGAAAGTTGTGTATCGGCTTGCGCTTTCATACCCTTTGCTTCAGCTTCTTTTGCCGATGCTTCAAGGAATAGCGTATTTGCATCAGGTTTTTGATTCTGTTGCTCTTGTTGCAATTGAGCGGCTTCTTCCTTCGTTGGTTTAACAACGCCCATTCTAATCAATTTCTGTCTGAAGAAGTCGCGTACTTCGCCAATGCCTTCACCTTCCATATTCATCATCGACATAGCGCCAAGCACTTGAATAGTTTCAGGGTCTTGCGTAATCTGCATCATACCGGTTAAACCCCGCACGGTTGCCGCTCGTTTGCTTGCGGAAGTAGGCCCGACCTCTACCTTAACGTCAAATCTAGCCTTGCTTAAATCATTTTCATACTCAACTTTGCCGGTTTCTTCGTTAGCAATAGGCCTCGAAAGTTCTACATTTGACACTTCGCCAGCTTCGTTTATTGTCTTCATCTTCCGGCCTTCTTCAACCAGAATATCTTTAGACATACTTAGCCAAATTTGTGCGGAACGCCTAACCGCTTTTTTGAAATTTGACATATAGATAAACGTCTGCATGTCAAGCTTGTTTTGAATAAGTTCGATTGCAACGCCACTTACATTCGGCTGAACCTGTTCGCCTGCCTGCTGATTGCCAAGCAAATCTTGCATATCCGTTTCTGTAATCTGCAACAGCGCGGCCATAGCTGGCGACAACTGAGGCGGCTTTGTGTAAGCAACCGGCCCGGCTGCGATGACGTTACCGTTCTCGTCATATGTCGGATTGATAAGCAGATACGGATTGTTTTTAATGTTGTCTTCAGCCCATAGCAAATTATGACCGGCCATCTGCTCAGGCGTGAAAATTGGTTTTTCATATGACGACATTGCGGCCTGTTCACCAAGCTTTGACAGTTGCATGTTCTTCAACATTTGCGCATCTTTTGCCAAGCGCACATGACCCATGCAGCGTTCGATGTTATCGACAAACCAGCGCTTCCCATATGTGGGCACAATCGGAATATGACGACCTGCAATAATTCCGCAATCTTCAAGCACTTCCTGACCGTCAATGATGTACTTATGCACTTGACAAACTTTTACTTTCTTTTCGCCAGTCTTTTTAAATCCTGTCGCCGTTAAAGTCTTTAATTTTTCTTCATCTTCTTTAAATTCTTCTTCATCAACATTTATGACTTCATCATTCAATCCGGTAAATTCAAATACTGTTTTCTTTCCTTTTTCTTTTTTGTAATACTCTGCTTTAAAAACTACGTCCGGAGTAGTCCAGTCAAATTCAGTTTGATGAATTGTCTTGTCAAGCGAAGAAGGGTTTTTATCATACTCCGCTTTAAAAGCTTCTGGTGTCATTGCTGTTAAAACATAACAGCTTTTCGCGTCTGATTTATCCTGACGTTTTGCATCAAGATTGAAAAACACGCATGAATCAGCATCAAAAATAGGCTCAATTCTAATTCTTTGTTTTTCTTCTTCCTCATCATAATCATCATCGTCATCTTCTTCAACGCAAGCACGCAAACGCCAAGCGCCAAAGCCACCGCCTACCGCTTCCTCAAATGCGTTGTCATAAGCTTCTTCCGCCGTACTGTCTTCTTCGTCAGCGCGATATAGACCGCTGCAAGCATCTGCGAGTTTATCTCCTTCGCTTCCATCTTTCGGAATAAACGTAACACTTACGCGATTGTTTCGGTATTCGTTAATAATTCGAATAACAGCCAAGTGAATTTTATTAACTTCAAACTTTGGCTTGTTTTCGAATTGTTCGCCGAGCGAACCTTCCCATTGAGCGCCAGCGATTGAATAAAATCGTCTATCTTTCAAACACTGCAAGCGCTCGTCACGAACAGCGGATTGAATAGCATCGAATTCAATCATTGCTTCTTGATGAATTTTTTCTAAACGTTTGCTTTTGGTTTTCATAATCAACGCCTTGCGAAATGATTAACTGTCGGTATAACTTTATGAACGATTTGCTTCTCTTGTTTCTTTGTTGCGCCAGGGAATAGTGCAGTACATGCCCACACTAAAGCATCAGCCCGGTTTGGTGATTTGTCACCAATATAGCCGAAAGTTGTAAATCCTGCCATTTCTTCTTCAAGTTCTGGAAAATTGCCAACATGCCGTATCTTGCCTTCTTCGTAAAGCGCTGCAATCGGATCAGCGCGAACGGCCTTGCCGCGTGAAGCGCTCACTGGTTGATACGGAGTGCGCGGCCTTGAGGTTTGAATAACCATCTTGACCATTGCACCGCCATAGTTTGTTTCAGCCACTATAGCGTCAGCGTCGTGTCTGTCGAATGCCGTTGTTGCAACCCGACCCCAAACGCCAGGGCCAGCTTTTACCGTGCAATCCTCAAGAATGTAAATATTGCCATCGATGCCAAGTCCAGCAACGATAATTCCAATTGCATCATTCGAGCCATTATCCTCATCGTCTGCGCCTGACGGATCAACGGCAACCACAACGCGAATTAGTTCAGGCTTAACGCCATCAAGCACTCGCCATTTGTCAATCGTTTCATCAGCAAACAATTGATTCGGGTTAGCATCTGCAAACTCGCCCTCAAGAAAGCGTTTCTTTAATCGTGACGAAAGATCATTCAAAGTATCGAGATAGCCCGCAACTAGATTTTCTTCGTTGTCTTTCGGATTCATCTTGAAACAGCAATACTTTTCAGGATTCGGCAAAAGCTTCTTTGTTTCAGGATCAACCTTTTTGACGAATAGCAAATAAGTCCAGTGCAGTTTATTCGGCGGGTTGCAGTCAAAATACATTCGAATTTGTAGCGGCGAATCGTCGCGATTCTGTATCGACATATTCACCTGTTGAGCAAGCCGGGTTATCACCATGCCGACTGCTTCCCAACTTATTTGACTGCATTCATTCAAATAAATTGTTGCGTATTCGTTACCTAGAATCTTTTCAGTTCGCTTCTTGTCGTCCAATCCACCAAACCATATCTCACTACCATTGGCAAATGTTACAAACCAATCCGTTTTATTCAAAGTCCATTCAGTATCAGGAAAAGCAAGCTGCATTACCTTTGGGAAAGTATCGAAGATGATTGCAGACTTAATATGATTGAATCGAAAGCGTAAAATGCAATGACGACTTCCAGGCGCTTTCAATGCACGAAATACGATATTACGAACGAGTAGAAAGGTTTTGCCTGAACGAGAACCGCCAAACAGCATGCAATAGAGTGACAGCCCTGCGAGGATGACTTGAGCCTCAAGCTGTTTAAGCGTCAGCTTCAAAGCATTTCGTCCAAAGGGCTTGCGATAATCGGAGTAGGTAGTTTTGTTTTGCTATCGTCTTTTTGAATCTTCGGCACAAAGTCCATTATCTCAGCATACAGCCGTGTGAGTTTCACGAATTCGTCATGTGAAGTTCTGAAGTTTTGACCGTGAGCACGTTCCCATAACGACCGAGCTAAATCAGCCTTTGACGGCAAAAAAGCAAGTTCGCCTTGTTCTTCTTTTAATCGGGAAGTTTCGGATAATACAAATGAATCCACAGGCCAATGAGTTGCGACATAAAGCGCTTTGCCCGTATCGTTACCAAAAACCGCAAGCGCTGCTTTAAACGGCTCCGTTGGAGTTTTTAAAAGCTCAGCAGCGAACGCGGATTTATGTTCCGTTTCGTCCGGTTTTATTTTGCTTATCCATTTGTCAGTCATTACTAAATGTTAAGTGATTTAGTAGTTTTATTCAAGACTTGACTTTGCTGTTCTTAATTTCAATTCGTCTTGGCAGGCGTTGAGTCTTGCAACGGTTTGATTGATTCCGTCGCGTAAGGCGAAATAAGTAAGTCTAGCAGTTGAATCAAGTTCGGCGCTGGCTCCAGTATCCAAGCCGGCACCGCTTGTGCTTGTGGCGTTGAGTCCGGTATTTGGGCATTTGGCATTGATGCGCAAGCCGATAGAACCAGAGTCAAGCTTATTGCGTAAAGCGTTCGTTTCATTTCGGGCAATCTCCAATTCTTTTATGTGGGAATCGTTCGATGCTGAAAGCTTTCCGGCCAAGGTATCACGCTCACTCAAAAGCCTGTTAAAAGTGGCCTGATTAGCCTCTAGCTGCATTTGTTTTTCTTCTTGATACTTGGAGTTCAATCGCCAGCCGTTCGTCGTCCAGCCAGCGCCAAATGCAGCAATGCCCACAATTACCGCAATGATTGCCGTTGTCTGAATGCTTGGCAGGCCAATCATGCCAAAACCCCGCCGAATTCGACAAACTTATTACGCAACTTGTCAAGCTTGTTTTCATGCTGTCCGTAACCAGCGCCAGGAAACGAAGCCCAAATGTTTGAAACTTTTCCGGCAGCAATATCAAAACGGCCTGCGATAACGTCGTTGATTGCTCGTTGCTCGCGAATCATTTGCACGGCGATTGCGTCTTGAGAAATTGGCGAGAAATCAGGCAAAGAAAGCATCTTCTTATACGCTGTGAAATATCGCAAAAGAACTTGATAACGGCCTGCCGCTGTAGATTTGATCTTCAGCTTCGGCAAATCAACAACAATTTTTGGATGATCTTCGTAACTGTCAAACAACTTACCGCCGACAATTACATTATAACCTTCGTCGCCTAAATCAATTGTTCCTTCGCTGAATGCAATTGTGTCAAGAAATGCAGCAACGTTTCTATCAAGATTCTGAGTCCGTGCCATCTTCATTACTCCGTCTGTCTTCAATTCTACGTTCTTCAGGGATTCCGAAAATTCGGTCACGCATTTTTTCAAAGCTGGCGATTGCTCGCGTTCCCATGTGACCAGAAACAGCAATTAGTATAGCAGACATTGCGCCTGAAACATTGGAGTATTCACAGAAGAAGTGTGTTAGCAAACCTGCAAACGAACTTATTACAAGATCGAACGCCAAATCTCGCCAACTGAAGCGGCTCTTGTGTATTCGCAACTTCTGAATGTATGAAACAACGCCGCCCCAACAGGAAAGAAACAGCGTAGAAAAGTAAGGAAGGATTTGCCTGAATGTTTCAACAAGTCCGGTTAAGTTGTTCGGGTCTTTTTCAGGCATTTTGCTTGATTCCATTTTTACAATTCCGTTTGACGGTAAATCGTTTGCGGGATTATAAACACAACATCAGACAAAAAGAAAGCCTGATGTTTAGTCAGGCTTTCTAGTCTCGGTCGTTCCCGAGTGTCAGGCTTGCGCCTTCCTAATTATACAGAGCGCCAAACGCGAGCGCCTTTGATACCGTTTTCTTCAACTGAACGCACGACAAACTTGCGCGTTTCTTGCATGACTTCAACATCTTCACCCTTGCGGTTCTTCTTCACCGCACCAGTCGGCACAGCAAAGCGCTTTGTTGCACCGGATACAGTAGATGCTAGAGTCTTTGCAGGATTCGGCTTTGCTTCAGTTGCAGCGACAAAGAACGACTGGCCGACTTCCATGACTGCAAACGGGTACATCTCGTTTTTGTGACCGCCGCGCTTGATCGTCGGCACCGGGACATTGGCTTCAAGAACAAACTTACCAGCGGCAACGGGCGCGACATTGGGCAACTCGTATTGTGTTTCGACTTTGGTATTAACTTCGTCAATCCCCTTTTGCGTTGCGCGAGTGGCAATCCAGCCGTTTGCATCCATCAGTTCGGGGTTCAATTCGACAAGTTCGGCTTCGATCAGCGGCACATGCACATCAGCAGGCGTGTACAAAAAGCCGACTTCGCCAATGGAAGCGGCAACGATTTCGGCCAGGGTAATAGCACAAACAACAGCAACGGTCTTTGCGGGTTTCTTTGCCATGATTTTCACAACTCCTTAAATTAAGTTAAACAACGTTTATAACGAAGCTTGATTTTACTATGTCAATTATTGTTGTCAAGACCTAAAGCAAACTATTTTGTAATTTTGTTTGAAATCAGGCCAAACATGTTCTTTGACGTTGTAGCAATACTCTTCTTCTTGCGCAACTTCGTCGTCAAAGCTTGCAATGCCCACATACACAACAGCCAACAAAAGCAGGAAGCAAACGAAAGCGGCTTTTATGTAAAGATTCATTTTTAATTCTCCTAGTAAATTGTAACTTTGATGCCAGCTTCTTCGAACACGATAAGCGAAAGTTCGATAGACCTTGACCATTGAACAGGATTTTCAATTTTGCCGCATTGTGCAACAACGTGCTCAATGCCAGCCTGAACAATGAAACCAGCACAGTTTGCGCATGGAAACAATGGCGATACGTAAATCGTACATCCATCTACTCGTTCATGCGCTGAAAGAATTGCGTTTGCTTCAGCATGAACTGTTAGAGGATATTTTAACTCACGATCCGTCAATCGTTCAACAGTATCGGAAACTCCACGAGCAAATCCGTTGAATCCTACGCTTGCAATCGTGCGATCTGGTCGAACGATAACCGCACCAACTTTCGTGCTTGGGTCTTTCGACCATTCTGCTACGTGTTTAGCCAGTTCGACGAATCTTTCTTGCCACTTGTCCATTTCAATTCTCCTTGTTTTTCTTAATTCGAACACATCCCCATTCAGAAGCTTGAAACCAAAGTACATCACCGTTCTCAAGTGTAATTAGCACATCGTCGTCAGTGTGTACCTGATCGAAATCAACAATAAGTTCAAAGCTGTTTGACTCTTCATCGCTAATTTTTGCAAAAGTAACTTGCATTCAATTCTCCAAATAAAAAGTGAAGGCTTTTCACCCTCTTGGCCGGTACGATTCGGCTCGTTGCAGTCGTGAAGTTCGCCCTTAGGTTACTAAATCATGCTGCTCGACGTTTTAAACTTTTTATGCTTTCTTTCTCAAATAAACGTTCAATGAGCCTTACGTCCTTTTTAGCCTGTTCGTTTCCAGCAAAAGCTAATTTGTACAAATGTTTACTAGCTTGATTCAAAGCATACTTTGTCTTTTGTTTCATTTCGTTCTTCCTTGTTCGTTGTCGATGTGTTGATTATACGTCAATTATTCGACTTGTCAAGCGTTATTTGTTGCTTTCTTAACTAAATCTAAAATTCCGTCGCAAGTCGTTCGCTTGCCAATGAACGTATTCTTTACAGCACCAATACGATACAACAAATATTCTTTGCCTTTATCAACAATGAAGCAATTGCCTTCTTTAGCAATAAACTTCGCCTGTTTAAACTTCGCTAAGTCTGTGTAAAGTCTTGTCATATCATTCACTTTCCCAAATTACAAAATTATCTTCACACTTCTGAAGCTCTGCAATCAGTGCTAAAGATGCTTTCTTTTCGGCATCTTGTTCGCTGTCAGCTTCTACTTCGATTGTTCGCTCAATTAAGCATGAATAAATCATATCATTGCTCCAAGTATTGTTCTATAATTTTAACAGCTTCTTCCCATGAATAGCAACAACACCAGCCGTAACCTTGCGACTTAACAAACACGCCAAACTCTATTTGTTCGTCAGACAATCCGCCTTTGCTTCCTTCACGTTTCGGTCTTTCGCTTGGTTTCTTCATTTCGATGTAAAGACCTGACCAGGAGCCACGACGAACCGGCAAGAAAACATCAGCCACACCAACACGCACACCCTGTGCTTTCAACTGACCGCCGCGAATAGCCCTTGACTGTGCGCTATCGCCTCTGCTGCCTCCGTTCGGTATGTGATGCAGCCACTTCAATTCAGGCCAGCGTTTGGCATTTAGAGCAGCCCATGCAAATAGTGCAGTCTGATGCGAAGCTTCAGAATCTTTGGCTAAGTTTTTTGGTGAAATCATTTTGTACTAATCTAAAGATGAATTAGTAATTGACGCAATCTCTACCCATGGGTCGATTTAGAACTGATGACGTACTAAAAGTGTTATGCGTCATGATGCCTACTTAGCGTTCGGCGTCAGGCTGCACATGCCTGTTTCGCCAGTAACTTGCTATCTTCAGGCCGCGCTTTCAGATGCAGCGTTTCACTCTTCCCGTAGCATCCGCTGGAATCCACGAATCCTGCGGCTATTGGCACGCGCCTTACCCGTTTCCAGTTCCCGTGCGTCTGGTCTTTAATGCGCCCAAGCACTTCAGCCATCGCGTCGTGGTCAATGCTCCGTGGGAATTGAAACAACTCTTCGTTTCCATCTTCATCAACCGTTGTCACAAATTTCATGCTCTCTTCCTTTCACGTCGAACCCAACATTCCAGCCGACCGGGTCAAGCTTATTGTGTTTCGGTTCCCGCCTCGCGCGGCGGGCTGATTTTTGCGTTCGGCGTCACTATTTCGACAACTTGCCGCGCCTCACTTCGGGCGTTAGAGCGCTCAATTCTTTTAGTAACTCGGCATCCTTCCCCCAAGTGACAGTCAAGCCCCGGACTTTCACATTCACAATTTACAGACTTTGTAGCCTTGTCCCTCACAAAATCAAACACATCGCCGGTTGAGCACACCCCCTCTAACAACTCAGCGTTTGTTGAGGTAACGATTACGCTGTGGTAGGGATGCACGTTTTCACAAAGCCACTGGATAAGTGGCAGCGCCGCTTTTATAAAAGACTCTTTCTGTTCTTTTGTCATGTCCAACTCTCCGTTGCAGATTTGTAAAAACTCAGTCTAAACTACTTCTTTAAAAATTGCAAGAAATTTCCTTAAGCAATTCTAATAACTTCGATGCAATTGATGCCCACGTTAAGCGATTCGCGCCACTTCAAAAAGCTTGTAGTCTTTGTGTTTTATAACGGTAAATTTCTTTCCGGTTTTCTTACCGTGATTTGATGATGTTATACGTAAAGAAGCTTCAAAAGCGTCATCGACAGAAATTGCAAAACAGTATCCAATTTTCAGCTCATCAAACGGATACTTTGTTCGATGATGATCGTTTATGAAAGTTCCTTTGTCATCGTCGTAGTTTTTTATCTTCGCCTTAGCTTCAGGAGAAGCTTCTGTAATTTGAATTTTCATGTCGGTTCCTAGTTAGCAAAACCTTAGCATATCATTCTTATTAAAGCAAAGTCAAGCAGTTTATTATCTTATTAATTGAAAACAGTCAATCTTAACAAAAGTCATATAAGTAACGTTATACTGTGATAAGCCATTTTCGTACAGGCTATTCCTTGTGTACTATAGAAAAAAGAAGAATTTAACAAATATAATACTACCTTCTTTACTTAATATATTAATTAGGCTAATAAGTATATTAAGCTATCCTCCCCAGACTACCTTAAACGTTAAATATGCCAAACGTTCAACACAAACAACTGATTTTAAACATAATTTTTTATTCGGCTATTAAATTCACCGTTAAATATTTCAGAAAATTCATTTAAAATCAGCATGTTATCTTATTTGACTCGGTTTTTAGAGTCATTGACGAACTATCAACGAATAACAACTCTCAACAAATCATCAATCTTGTAATGCAATCTAGTTGTGCGATTGTCCGAACAACAAGACGAATATGCGCGAATGATCTTATTCAAACTATCAGCGCATAGATCAGCCGAAACTTTAGAAGGCGCTCTCCAAACAACAAACGAATCAATCGAATCTTCCACAAGCATCACATCAAAAAATTCCTCTTGGCCTGTCTTTTCTGCCTTGATAACTTCGAATCTCATTTTTCTCACCTTTCAATCGGGTTAATTGTGGGCAGCAAATCGTTTGCGCGGCTCGCTGGCTGCGTTAAAAATTTTTTCTGATGGGTACGTATAGCCAGCGCTTTAATAATCGCTTGGCGGCCTTCTGTGCAGGTTAATACAACGGAATGAAAAACGACCCAGTTGCCCGAGTCGTCTAAACGGTAGCGAGTCCATTTTACTTTGTGACGTTTGCCCACAATAACCGCTTGTGGCTCGTAACGACTACCGGACTGTTGAAAAGCTTTGAGCATTTTGCTTGCCTCCTGGTTTCAAATCGCAAAGCTGCAAGGTAAAGCGTCATCTGTCTAGGCGTTGAGTAAAAAGCAATGTCTCGACTCACAACACCTGTTTCGCAGTAAATCTTCGCTGCTTTTACTGCGGCTGTTGCTTCTTTACTTGCTTTCATGGCAAAAGCCACAAAGTAACAGAACCAATAAGAACAATGCTTATTATAATAGCAACAACTATGTCAATAATTCGTATTGTATCTTCATTAGTAGCGTTAAGCTCTTGGATAAGTTTATCGCGGTCTGTCGGTTGTTTCATTTCCTTTCCCCTATAAACTTAGTCAAAAGTTTCACTTGAGACTCGCGAAAATTCACCATTGCACAGGCGTATTCACGATCTTGCAATGCTTTGAGCAAACCTTCTTCAGCATCGGCCAGATTCTTATTGGCAATTTGCAAGGCGGTTGGATGTTGGTCAAAAAATGGGAAGTTCATTTTGTAAATCCTTTCTTTGGTTAAAAGTTAAAATTAGCCTAGTTTCCAGTATTTTTCCATTGTGTTCAGCAACAATTGTAAAGCTTTTGTTTTACTGACGCCTTGACTTGCAAAACGCATTTGAGCCGCATCGACTTGATAACCTTTAGAAAACATAACAATGAAACGATCTTTTTCTTCAATGAACTTTACGCACATGCAATGCTGTTTGACTGCTGCTTTTGCTGCCTCAAGTTCTTTTACATTGTCTTGAACGTTTTGCATTTCGTTTCCTCTTTGTGTTTCGGTTGGTATGTACGTATCTTAGTTCGTCAATTAATCGTTGTCAAGTTCTTTTTGAAATATTTTTAACTTACATGAAAAAACCCGCCGAAGCGGGTTGCTGATTAGAAAATGTTGCTGGAAAGTTCGCCTGTTATATCTTCGCCCATAATCCGCCTTTCCAGCAAAACAATTCCTCAGCCCCAGGCCTGCATTCTGCGCTTGCATGAATTTCTCCGATGGTGGCTTTTCGGTACCCACGATTGTTTGCCGCCAGTTCAAGCGATGCAAACCCGTCAGAAGTGACATATACACGATTGCTTTCCTCGCGTCGCTCATTGTCGTACTTGTTGTATAGGCAAATTGCCATGACAAAAAGCCGCTTACGCGGCCTGATAGAACCGCTCAAGGCGGTTCTCAAAAATGGTTGTAAAAACCACTCCAACGTGGTCACAAATGGTGTAAATGGTTTCGCCAGAAAACTGGCTGATGTGTGTGTGAAGTGAAAGACCTGCTTTAAGCTGTTTGTTCATTTCGTTCTTCCTTGTGTTGTTGAGTTGATGTGTTAATTATAAACACTTCGCAAAGTTTGTCAAGAAGTTTCGTCAATTACTTTGCTTTAAATTTTTCCTTCGTTTCGTATCGTCAATGTGACACTGTTTGCACTGCGACCTATAGTAGCCGTTAGGTTGTTTGTAGAACTCCGCCAAAGGCTTGAAAGTTTGGCACCACGTGCAACGCTTTTTCGCTGTAGCTAAGTGCGGTTTGTTCGACAGTAAAAACAAGAGTTCGTTCATGACTAAATTCCGAATGTTTTCGGCGTTGTAATTGCGTAGCACTTCGCTGTAGTTTTGTAATCCTTTACCATCGTTGCGCGACCAACTTCTTGTAAGTCACCTCGATCTATCAACAGTTTTATAATGCACTCGATTGTTTTGCTCGCTCCTTTGCGATCCTTGCGGAAAACAGCAACGGCTGCGAGTCGTCGGCTAATGTAACTGAACGGGACAATCCTTTCACTGTGGAGTTCCTGCGGCGATGTGCTGTATTTCTTAATATCGCTCCACGGCTGAATAACGTAGTCGCGGATCACTTGAATGATTTTGTTCGTCTGTTTCGTTTCTTCGTTGTCCGTGCCAATCTCACCCGCGTCAAATCTATTCAGCATGTTACGCACGTCAGCAACGATCAAGTTGATTGCCCAGGTTGCACCGGCTAAGTCAATTTCAGGGTTGTAAGGGTTCAGGCCGACAGCGACCAACGCTGCAAGCTTCATCGCTTTAATGTGGGCACGGTTCCACAGATGGCGGCGCACTTCTCGATCTGATGTGTTGATGTTCGTATCACAGTGCTTGTCAAATGTGTCAAAAAGGTTTTGCGCATCAGGCGTGCAAACCACATGCACCGCTTTGTTCTGGCTGTTGAGCATGAGCGCATGAGCGCACAGTGTTGAAAGCTTCTCGATACAGTCAAAGCTTGGTTGCGCGGTCATGTGGCCAGGGTTGAGCGCTGGCCGTTCTCCGTGGTATTCAATCATCGTGAAGCGTGGCAGCAGTCCGGACGAAATCATGCTTTCATCAAGTGCTTCGTAGAACTTTTCCGGTGTCGATTCTCCAATCATGGTCATTGCTGGCGATAGAACGCTTGTTGTGTTTTTGTCGCGGTCTGAATAAATCGACGGCCTGAGAATCTTACCTTCGCCTGACTTGTTGAAAATATCCAAAAGGCATGAGAGTAAGCCTTGCATATGGGGCGCGGCAAACGGCGAAGCCATAAGCTTTAACTGTATACCGAATTCTCCAACAATTGAAACGAAGCTAGGCACCATCTTAGACAAATGTTTGATAAGAGCTTGCTCTGAACTTATCTTAGAAGGCCCAATAAAATCACACGATGCAGGAACAGCACGTGCTACGCAGTTCATTAACTTATCGATGCCGCTGGCTATACTCTCTTTGCCCGTGCCTGTTGGAGCAAGCAAAAGCATGTATTGATTCAACCCTGTTCCGCTCACGTTGTAAGCTCTGCCCACAATACCCGCTACAAGTCCGATTGCACCGGCAAGGGCTATTTCTGTAACTGGCCTTGGCGCTTGGTTATAAATGAACTTTGCAATATCGCCAATCAATCCAGGCGGCAACGTATAGGCCTCCCCTGCTTTTGGAAACGTCGGCAACGGCGTTGCAGGGTCTTGCGTTTTGCGCTGCTTCTTTTCGATTGCTTCATTAACTTGGTTTCGCATTCCTTCAATATCAACAGGCGGCAACATTCGATCAAAGCATCGATTGAGCATATAGTTAATTCGATACTGAGCGCGGCTTTTTTCACGTTCGGCCAGTTTGGAACTCAAGAAAATTCGTTGCGATTGCTGACCATTTTCAGAGTAAAAAGCAATGATATCAAACAGTGCAAAATCGGCTTCTGACTGCGAAGGGTAATATTTTTGCCAATTGCCGTTATAAAATAGTTCTGAAAATTTTTCAGAGTTTGCGGCTGTGTTAGCCATTTGCAATATTTCTTCGTCGCTGAATTTTGCCTTTTCTAATCCTGCATAAAATGCGGAAGCGTTACGACCTTCACCCATCTGAAGCCAAAGTGCGTTAAGCATTTCGCTGTAGTCTTTGATAGGCGCATTTCGATAAACATCGCCTGTCATTGTCATGTAACGCTGTGATGAGTAAATTTCAATAGATGACCGGCGACGACCTGATGGCAAAGCGCCTTTGACAATGATATGCAAGCCGGAACCAGACGGAGAGCGTTCTGCAAAACTGTCAAACTCTTGATATATTTTTAACTGCCTGTCAAGTGCTGTTTGATCGCCTTTTGTGTCGTCAAGATCAATGAACGCAAAAGGGTCGCTATCAGTTAAAACAAAGCCAATGCCTGTGTAGTTCGGCGCTGCTCTAACGCATTCCTCGAATGTCGCCCAAGTCGTTGAGTCTGTCACGCTGGCAAGTCTGCCTGTTCTCGCGCTGTATGGCACTTTTGTTGGTTTTGTTGCTTCTGTGTCTTCAAGCTTCCAGACAACGAACTGTCTGTAAGCCTTCATTTCTTCAGGAATTTGGCTAAACATTTGTCTAGCCTTTCGCGTTCAAGTTCGTCAAATAATTTCGAATTGTTTCAACGCGATTAACCGAAGGGTCTTTAATCTTGTTTCTGGAAAACATTTTCAACCAGCCTTCCGGGATGGTTGTGTCTTCTGCAATCTTCTTCAGCTTCAGCCATGAAGGACGACACTGAATGAGCGATACAGCTTTGTCTCTGTCATTGGTGGTAATCATTGCGAACCTCTTGAATTGTGTATGTGGGCAAATCTGCACAGATGATACAAGAAAAAATTTAACACCGCAAGAAAATAAAACACTTGCAATGTGCAAAAGCCTCTTGTATATTTTGTCTGTCGGCAATCCGCCGCAACTTACCTAGGGGATGAAATGAGCATTGAAGGATACGGCGTTTGCCGCACGGTTGAAGATGCAAAGGAAATTGCAGAAGGCGCATATCTGCAAGGTTTAAAGGGTTGTTATCCGGCTGCTGCCGTTGTGCTTGTAAGAGCATTGGAGACAGCAGAAAAGCGTATTGTAGAAATCACCGAGCATTACGAAAGTCGAAACCTGAAAACCAAAGTAATTTTAAATACCGCTTTTGGTAAATTTTACGACAAGGATTTAGCAAAATGAAACAAATCATTAACAAACAAACCGGCGAAGTCAAGAATTATACAGATAACGAATTCGAAGCCGAACGCAACCGGCTGCTAATACTTTGGGATGAATCCAAAAAAGCTTTGGAAGTTGCAAAAGAAACTGAAATGACAGCGCGAAAGAAAGCTGTCGAATTTTCTTTCGATCAAGGCAAAAATAGTGGAACTGAACGTATCGAACTTGGTAACGGATGGCAAGCCAAAGCAGTCAAGAAAGTCAATTACGGATGGGTTAAGACCGAAGACGGCAAGCTTAACAAGAATGCAATCGAAATCGCTTTGCAAAAGATTGAGACAATTGGCGGTCAGACTGGCGAACTTATTGCAGAGCGTTTGGTCAAATGGACTCCCGATCTTTCTTTAACAGAATATAACTTGCTTTCCCAAGAATACCGTGCTATAATTGACGAAGTTATCGTAACAACAGACGGCGCACCAAGTCTTGAAATTATTGCGCCGAAATCACCGAAATAAAGAAAGCAGAAAATGCAAGCATCTGGAATTTACGCAATTCGGCATAACGCAAGTGAAAGTCTTTACATCGGTTCAGCGAAAAATATCAAACTTCGCTGGCAAGATCATAAGAAAACGCTTCGCGGTAATCGCCATCATTCAGCGTATTTGCAAAACGCTTGGAATAAACAT